TGAATGGGCGCTTTATCGTGGCGTAGCTAGGTGTTTGCCCTTTCAGCGTAATCAACGCCCCTGCAGTCGCTGTGATAGCTGTAGCGCTCATTGTAATACTCTTGTTTCCTGCTACTATGGTCGCCACCGTCACATCAGTCGCTACACCTGCCTCCCAAACTTGAATTACATCAGTCGCCACCAGTCCGAAACAAGGCTCTGGGTCATATTGTTCGTCGAATACAACCGCAACCATTCCTGCGCCAGTCAAAGCAGTTTTCAAAGTTCCATAATTGAATTTGTATTTGGCAACTATTTCGGCTTCCGCTATCAAATTTCCGTTCTCAAAAGAAAATACCAATTTGTCAATTCTGCAACCAACATATCTGTGAACTGCATTGCCTTTTAAAACTTCTATCGTGTAATAGTTCGGAGTATCAACTGTGAACGGGTGGGTATATCCCACGCTTCCGCTTCCAGTTGAACTTCCAATTTTCATTGCCATATTCAGCAAGTGTCCAATGTTGTCGGGGTCGCAAAGTATCTTAATTTTCCCCCCGTGCTTTCGTTGCCCCTGTAAAATCAAATTGCTCTTCCACTCAATTCCCACAATTTGCTTTACCCTCTCATTATTTAAGTCAGTGCTTAAATCTTCTTCAATAAATGGCAAAAACACATTCGGTTTTACGGCTGTGTTTTCATCAGTCTGAACCCCTATTGCTACATACCCCTTGTCTGATAGATAATTCATATTTTTTACTTAATTATTTATTATCCTTTTTTTCTTCCCCCAAAAGAATAAAGTTTGAATTATTAAAATAGCCCTCGACCTCTACTACTTCCCCCGCCTTGACAATTCCAATTCCCGGAATAGTCAAATCTTGCTTCGTATTATTTTTATACTTTTTTCTCGTTGTTTCTTTTGACATATTTTTTAAAATTAATGCCTATTAATGAAATCTCTAATTCGTATTGTGAACTCTGCGAATATAAACGGCTCTTCTATAAGTATATCATAAAAATTGACAGGAAGCACCTCGATTTTTTGGCAAGCGCCTCCTAAGTCCTGATCCTCGTCAAAAGCCTCCATAACTTTGTCAACCGTAGTGTCCAAAATAAGCTCTGCATCTTTTCTTTCAGTCAACTCGTCGTCGAAATTATAAATCAGTAAAAGTGTGTATTCCCAAATCCTTTCCGTCTTGTGCGTATCGGCAACTTCTCCACTTCCAGCTTTCTTATAAAATTCAGCAGTCGGAAATCCCTCGAAATCTTTTTTGTATCCGTATCTGACTTCCTTAAACAACAAAACACCAGTCGATTCTTCCAGCGCTTCGAGCTTTGCTTTTAATAATGGCGTATATGTTGCAAACTTTGACATATTACTTCATTTCCTTAGTTAAATTTGTTAATAGTTTTTGCATTTCTTCCCTGATCCTTTCTTTGGCAGCGTTGTAGCCTCTCTGCATAAATTTCCAATCTCCAATAGCGTGTCTTGCTTTTCTTTCGTGGACATAAATTGCATATTCAGTGTGCGGACTAATTACCACGTGGGGTTTTGTTCTCAGTGCCAACGAACTTGAAACACTTATGCTATCTCTTAATCTTCCCGTCGCCACTGGCGTTCTCAATTTCGCCTCACGTTCTACCAAATATCCTGAACGCATCAAAGCATCGTTTGTCATTTTCTGAATCTTCGCAGGAAGTCCAGCCCAACTCGCCTGTAATCTTTTTAATCCTCGTATTTCAACTTTTATTTGCATATTATTGCTTCGCTAGTAGTGCTTCAAAATGCGGACTAGACCCAAAATTGAAATCCTTGATTGACTTGACTGTATAATTCTCTCCAAGAACAACAACCCTGTCCGCAGTTTTTAAATCAATCCTAGTCGTAAATAATCTAAACATCTGCCCCACTCTGTCATTGCTGATTATTTCCTTGTCCTGATATGGTTGCAACATTCCCATTTGGCTCGATAAATTCAACTGATAATCTTTTTTATTAGTCGTGCCAATGGCTTCTAGCCGATAGGTGTCAAATTCAGTTGTAAGCAATGCTTCAAACGACATCGTGTTTTGTAAAATTACCAATTATCTCTTTTACTTTTTCTACGTCTTGCTGTTTGTCCTCTCTATAACTCACTGAATATTCTCCAATGGTTTCGCTTTTTATTTCCCCGTCTGATTCATTGCTGAAATTCATAATCAAAGAAGCAAGGACTGTCGCAGCGAATTTTATTTGTGCCGGAACTGCTGTGGAATATCCCCACTTCGCAGTTATTTTTACATTCCTCGTTCCTTTCAAGAAAAGCATTGAAGAAGTATATTTTAAAATAAGTTTTCTAATCGGAAAATTATTGTAGGGATAAATTTCAAAGTCCACTCCCTCCGCCATTGTGTATTGCAAATCTCCGTTTGAATCGTAAACTAAAACTTCCGTGATATCTACATTTTCGTCAACCACCATTTCCTCCTGACCGCTTCCGTCAAACCACCTTGCAGAAGCCGTTGAATCCGCTATAAAACTTCTTTCAGTTTCCTTGTCAATAATGCCCTCCGCAACTTCTATCCATTCGTCAATTTGAGTATCAAAACTCGCATCAATTTCCGTGAGATTATAATTCACAATATCGGTTTTATCGCAATATCCTTTTTTAGCCATATGTTTAGAATTTCCTCAAGTAGGGACTCGCTTTCCTACTATACGGACTTACCTTTCTAGTATAAATCTTAATTAGTATTTTCGCAATAGAATCGACGCCTTGTCCAGTGTCGCTAATTTGAATATTTGCTAAAATGCTCAGCGCCTCTGCGCCCAATGCCGTTTCTTGAATTTGCACCTGTGATAAAATATTTTCTACATCAGTTGCCAAGGCTGAATCTGTAATTGTGAGTTGGCTCAAAATGTAAATCAAATCTTCTGCCGTTGCCGTGTCAAAAACATTTATCATTTTAAAAACTTCTAGATATGATTCAATTCCTGATCCGCTATCGCTAATCTCAACCTGACTTAAAATATCAACCACATCAGCCCCAGCCCCAGTGTCCTGAACCTCTATGTTTGCCAAAATACTCAGTGCATCAATAACACTAGCGCTGTCCGTAATTCCAATTTCTGAAAATACCTCAATAGCCTCTGTCGCAACTGCGCTATCCAAAATTGCCAATGAATTTAAAATTTGGATAACCTCTGCACCTGTCGCCGTATCTGAAATTCCTATCTGACTTAAAATATTTACCGTATCCGCTCCTACTCCTGAATCACTTGCTAAAATGCTATTTAATAATTGCAATGTTTCAGTTGCATTTCCCAACTCTGCAATATTTACCTGCGAAAGAATATTTAAAACTTCTACTGCCGTTGCCGTGTCCGTAATATTTAAAAGCGCCAATAATTCTGATATGCTGTCCTCCCCACTTCCTGAATCTAAAACTTCTTTTACTCCCAAAGCATCTATGCTCTCAGTTCCCTCCCCAGCTTCCACTATCGCAATTTCCGAAAGTATTGACAAAACATCTGCGCCACTTCCTGCCTCTTGCAATTCTATCGTGGCGCTCACAGCTACGTTCTCAGCCCCACTTCCTACCTCTTGCAATTCTATCGTAGCGCTCACAGCCACGTTCTCAGCCCCACTTCCTGTGTCTTGAATTAAAAGCAACGCCAAAACTAAAATAGTTTCCGCCCCTGCGCCCGTGTCTGCAATGGCTATTGAATTTAAAAGTGAAATAATCTCTGCTCCATTTGCCGTATCGCTAATAGTAATCTGACTTAAAATTGATTCTACGTCTGCACCGCTTCCGCTATCTGTTATCTTGTGCAATAAATTTAAAATAGTTTCTGCATCTGATCCGCTTCCTACATCACTTGCCGAAATACTATTTAGCAAACTCAACAAATCACTTCCGCTTCCCGTATCTGAAATAGTCGGTGGAATAATTAAGTTGCTTTTAGTTTCAGCACCGCTTCCAGTATCGCTTACTGAAATAGGAGTTATTACCAATACTGCTAATACTGGTTTGTTTGAAGCCGCGTCTGAAAAATTTATTGAGACTTGATTATATCCAGTCGCCGGAGCAAAGGCACTATTAATCATATCGTGTCCTTCCCTTGCTCCAATTTTCGTATAGCCCGTCTTTGATATTCCAGCCAGTCCAGTTGA